GATACAAAAAAATTCCTACAAAAGTTTTTAAAGCAATTAATATAGATAATTTGGAAAAGTAAAATATTTTCCGTATATTTGTATTAATGAAAGCAGAAAAATTCGTCCCATTACAGATTTCAGAAGATAATCCAAACGAACTATTTGAAAATCATCAAATTGAAATTGCAAAGGCAATAGTTCTCGCAATAGAATATGCCATAACAAACAAAAGAAAAAGAATAAATTTTGCAGAAGTAATTGTAAAAGAAATTCTTGTTATTGCATTAACAATTAGAAGTGATGAGTTTGATGGGTTATTAGATGATAATATAAAAATTTTAGAATACAACGAAGAATACGAATTATGCGCATTAGCAATAAAACTTAAAAACAAAATAAATAAAAAAGATGAAACAGTTACTAAAAAAAATCGAATTGTGGATTGACATCCATTTAGTGTATTTTCTGTATAACGGAAACAAAACAGAAAGGTATTATACTATGTTACAAAAAAAATGGGGTATTAAAAAATAAGTTATGACAGAAACTAAACTAGAGCAATCAGCAATTGAATATTGCGAAGAAGTGTATCCACAAACCTGTGATGAATTCAAAGTTATTTTAAACGAGATGTATGAAACATTTTGTAAGAAACAAAGAAACTACGGACCTGGTAACATTTCAGTAGGAACTCCATTACAAACCAAAGAAGATATTAAACTATCTTTGACAGGATTGTGGTTCAGACAAAACGATAAAATAAACAGATTAAAACAATTAGTAGTTATGGGGCAACCAGACGAAGTTGGAGAATCAGTTGAAGATACTTACCAAGACTTATCCATATATTCCGTAATTGCTCAATTAGTGAGTAGAGGAAAATGGGCAAAATAAAGATTTTTTATTGGGCAAAATAAAGGTTAAAAATGGGCAAAATATTAATTACAGGTGGACAAGGAAAGCTTGCCAAAAAGTTTAAACAAGCATATGATGATTTAGTTTTAAATCCATCAAAAGAAGAATTAAATTTATTAGATTCAAAAAGTATTATTGATTACTATAATAGTAATAATGAAGATATAGATGGGTTAGTGTTAAACGCAACATTATATCCATCCGATTTTGATAGGTTTCTTAAATTTTTTGATGTAAATATTTTAAATGAGTTTATAGATTCTTTCAAATTAGTTGCAATTGGCAATCAACAACTTATAAATTTGTACAAAGATAAAATAAAATATGTTGTAAATGTATCAAGTGGTATTACATTTAATAAAAAACCACTTGGAAAGCATTTTGGATACAAATTACAAAAAACAATTTCAAATTTTATTATAGAAGAATATGCTATTAGAGAACAATATTCTCATATTAAATTTATTAATTTGAATCCATCTCATATGGAAACTGATGAGCATTACGAAAAAGAATCTAAATTGTTATTTGATATTATTCAGAATATTGAACAATTTAAGAATGGTGAAGAATACTATCCTTGGAATGGTGTTATTCACGATATAAATAAAGAAACCACTATAAAATTAAATTAAAAAAATAGTAGGAAATGTAACAAATATTTCGTATCTTTGTTACAATAAAAGTAAAAAGGTTATATTTAGATATAGGTAATCGCGATATAACCTTAAAATTTAAAACAATTTATTAACACTTAAAATTTAAAAAAGCAATGGACATTTCATTAGCATTAAAGAGATTTAGCTCTCTTCAAACAAACACAAAGAAGTCGGATTCAATTTGGAAACCGGCAAACGGAAAATCTCAAATCCGTTTAGTACCTTACAAATTTAATAAGGACAATCCTTTTATTGAATTGTATTTTCACTACAATATTAACAACAAAACTTATCTATCTCCAATTTCATTTGGTAGACCTGACCCAATCGTAGAGTTTGCAGAAAAACTTAAACGTACAGGTGATACAGACGATTGGAAAGCAGGTAAGAAGATGGAGCCAAAATTAAGAACATTCGCACCTGTAATCGTAAGAGGTAAGGAAAGTGAAGGAGTTAAGTTTTGGGGATTTGGTAAAACTGTTTATCAGGACATCTTAGGATACATTGCAGACCCTGATTACGGTGATATTACAGACCCACACACAGGACGTGATATTGTATTAGAAGTAGTATCTGCTGAGGAATCAAATGCAGCATACCCAACAACTACAATCAGAGTTAAACCTGCGGTATCTAAAATCTTACCAGAAGCAGAAGCAGTAACTGAATTATTGAACGCACAAAAAGATATTACGGAATTGTATTCTGAATTATCTTACGCAGAATTAAAATCAGTATTAGAAAATTGGTTAAACCCAACTGCAGGAGCTAACGGTGATAGTGATGAGGTTGTTGCTGAATTAGAAGCACCAAAGCCAAAACCATCGGTATCACATGATTTGGGTGGTGGAGTAGAATCAAAACCAGTAGTAGATACACTACCTTGGGATGATGAACTTCCTATCACACCTGCACCAAAAGCATCGGTAACAACAAAAGATGATGTTACTTCGGCATTTGACGATTTATTTAACAACTAAAATTAGTTACAAATGGCAAAAAGAGAAGATGATTTAGCAAGTTTACTTGCCGATTCTCTAAACAAACAAAATAAGGATGGGAAGATTGCCTATTTCTTAGACGATGATAGTACGGATGCTCCGACAAACGTCAAAGATTGGTTATCAACGGGAAATGCAATGTTAGATGTTGCAATCTCAAACAGACCTTATGGAGGATTGCCAGTTGGTAGAATAACAGAAATAACGGGTTTAGAGCAGAGTGGAAAATCTCTGCTCTCTGCCCATTTATTAGCTGAAGCACAACGTAAAGGTGGTGTTGCAGTTCTGATTGATACCGAAACCGCAGTTAGTAGAGAATTTTTAGAAGCAATTGGAGTGGATATTTCCAAACTCCTTTATGTTTCAGTAGATACCGTTGAAGGTATTTTTGAAGCTTGTGAAACAATTATTGAGCAAGTTCGTAAAGGTGATAAAGATAGATTAGTTACAATCGTAGTAGATTCAGTAGCAGCAGCATCTTCAAAGAAAGAGATGGAAGCTGATTATGATAAAGACGGTTATGCAACTGATAAGGCAATTATCATTTCCAAAGCAATGAGAAAGATTACCAATATGATTGGTAGACAATCTATTGCATTAGTATTCACAAACCAATTAAGACAGAAAATGAACGCAATGTTTGGAGACCCGTGGACAACATCGGGTGGTAAAGCACTTGCATTCCATAGTTCTGTTAGATTGAGATTGAAGAATATGGGACAATTGAAATCTGTAGATAGAATCGTAGGTATTAAGGTTCGTTGTCAGGTTATTAAAAACAGAATGGGACCTCCTTTGAGACACGCAGATTTTGATATTTTCTTTGATAGAGGTATTGATAATTACGGTGGATGGATTTCAGTTATGAAAGACCAAAAGTTGGTAAAGCAAGCAGGTGCTTGGTACACATATACCGATATTGAATCAGGAGAAGAAATCAAATTCCAATCAAAAGATTTCGTATCCATTTTAAAAGATGAGGTTTTAAAAGACCAAATCTACCGTAGAATCTGCGAAGCAACTATTTTACAATACAAAACATCAGCATCAGAGGAAGTTGAATTAACAACGGATGAAGGCAATGAGTCAGATTAACAAACGATATTTAGATATACTAAAACAAATAGATAAAGAACATAATGAATTTGGTGATTTACATCGTAACTCCAAAACATTAATTATTGATGGTCTTAATACCTTCATTCGTTCTTGGTCAACTGCTCCAAATCTTAACGATAATGGAGACCACATCGGAGGCATAGTCGGTACTTTAAAAAGTATCGGCTACGCAATCCGTACAATCAATCCTACCCGATGTATCATTGTATTCGATGGTAAAGGTGGTAACAAAAGCAGACAAGATATATACTCTGGTTACAAAGCAGATAGAGGCAACAACAAAATCAAAATGAGATTGAATCGTGCTGCATCTGTTGAAATGAATCCAGAAGAAGAAAGTCAATCTATGAGACGACAAATGGTCGGATTGGGTGAATTACTATCTTCTTTACCAGTATCCATTATGATTTATGATGGAATCGAAGCTGATGATGTTATTGCTTACATCACTACTCAATTAAAGAAAGAAGATGAGAAGGTTGTGATAATGAGTTCCGATAAAGATTTCTTACAATTAGTAAATAAAGATGTGAGTGTTTATTCACCATCTAAAAAGAAAATCTATAATATACCAGAAGTGGTAGAAGAGTTTGGAATCCATCCACATAACTTTGTGAATTTCAGAATGATTGATGGTGATAAATCTGATAATTTAAATGGTTTACCTGGATTGGGATTAAAAACAATTATAAAAAACTTTCCAATATTAACCCAAGAGGTAGTTCAAACTACTGAATCTTTATTAGAATTTATCAAAGAGCAACCAAAGAAAACAAAAGCTTACGATTTATTTGAAAATAACTTGGAAATATTAAAAAGAAATCGTAAATTGATGCAATT